TTGGATCGCCTGAACATTGAAGCGATGACCCTGAAGGAGCTGCAGTCTCTGGAAAAGTCCATCGCCAAGTCCATTTCGACTTTTAAAGGCCGCCAGAAGGCCGAAGCGCTGGCAAAGGTCGAGGCACTGGCCAAGGAGCTGGGCTTTGTGCTGACGGACCTGATCGGTGCGGAACGACCCAAGTCCATCCGGGCGCCCGCCACTGCGAAATACCACCATCCAGAGAACTTCTCGATCACCTGGTCGGGCCGTGGTCGCAGACCACAGTGGTTCATCGATCACGTAGACGCAGGGAATGACCCGAGCACCCTGGCCGTCTAGCATTCCGCGACCAAACCACCGAAAGCAGCGCCCGGAGGGACCCCCTCGCGGGCGCTTTTCATTTCGCCCTTCGCGGACCCTGCCCCGCCGCCACTCTCACAAGCGGCGCGCATCGCGTTGTCCGCCCTGCCATGAACGAGAGCCCCAATGGACCTGGTGTTCACCCCGAGCCAGATCGAGACTTGGCCGATCGAACGGCTGCGCCCCTATGCCAGGAACGCCAAGATCCACGGCACCAACCAGGTGGCGAAGATCGCGGCCAGCATGGCGAAGTTCGGCTGGACAGTGCCCTGCATGGTGGCGGACGACGGCGAGTTGATTGCCGGTCATGGTCGGGTGCTGGCCGCCACGATGTTGGGCCTGAAGGATGTGCCAGTGATACGGCTTGGCCATCTGGATGAAGCGGAGCGCCGGGCTTATCGGATCGCCGACAACAAACTGACCGAGTTGGGCGAGTGGGACGAGGCCATGCTGCGCGACGAGATCGCGGGGCTGTTGGCCGAAGATTTCGACCTGTCCCTGCTCGGCATCACCGACGAGGATTTGGACGCCCTGCTGCGCGATCCCGATCAGGCCGAGGCTGGTGCTATCGAGGGCGAAGACGAAGTGCCAGAGCCGCCGGTCACGCCCGTGTCAGTGACGGGTGACCTTTGGCAGCTGGGGTCGCACCGTCTGATCTGCGGTGACAGCACGTCCGCCGACGTGGTTGGGCGCCTGCTGGGCAATGTTCGCCCATTGCTCATGGTCACAGACCCACCCTACGGCGTGGAATATGATCCGTCCTGGCGCAACCAGGCTGGGGCCGCCAAGACCAAACGCACCGGCAAGGTGCTGAACGATGACCGGGCCGACTGGCGCGAGACCTGGGCACTGTTCCCCGGCGATGTCGCCTATGTCTGGCATGGCGCGCTGCACTCTTCGACCGTAGCGGAAAGCCTGGTCGCGGCGGGCTTCACCGTGCGGTCACAGATCATCTGGGCCAAGGACCGCCTCGTCCTGAGCCGAGGCGATTATCACTGGCAGCATGAACCCTGCTGGTATGCCGTCAAGAAGACTGGCAAGGGGCACTGGGCGGGCGACCGGAAGCAGACCACCCTGTGGCAGATCGCCAACAAGGATCAGGATGCCGCAACCGTGCACGGCACGCAGAAGCCGGTCGAATGCATGCGCCGCCCGATCCTGAACAATTCCAGCCCCGGTCAGGCGGTGTTCGAGCCCTTCATGGGATCGGGCACGACGCTGATCGCGGCGGAAACCACAGGCCGCGTCTGCTTCGGGATCGAACTGAACCCGGCTTACGTCGATGTTGCCATCACCCGCTGGCAGGACTTCTCTGGCGCCACGGCCATACTGGCCGAGACCGGAGAGAGTTTCGCCGATCTGAAGGCCAAGCGACTGGCGGACTGATGCCGCAGTGCGGGGTCAGACCGCCGAATTGATGCGGTAGATCCTACCCCGCGTGTCATCCTTGGTGGAGGTCACAACCAGCCCCAGCTTCTTGCCCAAGGCCCCGGACATAGCGCCCCTCGCCGTATGAGGCAGCCACGACAAGGCTGCTGTAATCTCGTCCATCGTCGCGCCTTCGGGCCGCTGCAGCATCGCGATCAACTGCGCCTGCTTGGTTCCGGCGCGCAGGGTCGGTGCCTTGGTTTCGGCCTCGGGCTCCGTCTTGGCGCGCTCCCGAATGACGGCGATGGTCTGCACCACTGCCGGTTCGATCCCGACTGCAAGAAGCCCTGCGTCGGTGACGATCAGCGTCGTGCCGTGACCATCGCCGGTCTCGCGCCAGAGCGGCTCGCCGCGACGAAGGTTGGCCTCGACCTCCTGCAGCCAGCCCCGGTCGATCATCTTGCCGACGGCCATTTTCGCCGCCGCTCCGGCCAGCCCCTTGGGCAACGGCAGGGCGAGATTGTCCGGGCGCTGGGCTCCGGCGGTCAGGATCAGGCTCTGGGTTTCCGACAGCTTGGTCATGGCTCAGGCCTCCCACTTGGCGAATTCGCCGCCCATGCCCATGCTGTCGGCGATGCGGCGCAGGATGCCCGGCGACTGGCGTTCCAGATCGGCGGCGAGCCGCGCCTCCTTGAAGAAGGTCTCGCGCGGCAGATGGTTGAGGGTGCCGTAGTGCAGGCGCATCGAGGCTTCGACCCCGGCGGGGTTCAGGTCGGGCGCCAGTTCCTTGAGCAAGGTCTGATAGTACATCGGGTATTCCGTTCATCTGGCCGCGCGGGATGCGCCGCCTTCTACGAGGCCAAGCCCCGCCATCGCGGGGCTGGTCCGGGGCCGTGGCCTTTTCACTCGGCGTGTTCGCCTTCCTTGAAGGCGCTGTCGGTGATCTCGCGCAGCAGGCTGGCGTAATGGGTCAGCGTGCCGACATGGCCCCAGTTCACCTCGTCGGGATGGGTCTCGAAATGGTCAGCGCTCAGCGCCTGCAGCCGCGCAAGCATGGTGTCCATCTCGGCCTTGGCGGCAAGGAAGGCGCTCAGGGCTTTGTCGTTCGTGGCGGCGGCGCGGCGGGTGGTCATGGCGGGGCATCCTTGGGTGAGTTGCATCGTTTCCGTGTAATCACAATCGCTCTGACGGGCCCCCAAGTGTAGGTAATTCCGAGCAATATCAGTGCTTTCTGATTGAACTCCGCGTGGCCCATGTGGGGGCTGCTCCGCATTGGCTTGTGGCGCGACCGTCACCCATTGGCAGCCGATCCACATGTAAAGGTGGGCAAATTCCCGTGTGGGACGTGGCAGGATGCGCGGTTTGCTCGGCGGGTCGAAGCAATCCAGCGCCTCCGGGGTGACCTGCCGGATTTCACGGGCGGCGATGATGTCTTCGGGCTTCCAGCCTGCCAGCGCGGGCAGCATATGGGCGGGATAACCATCGTAGTGGACATAGACATGGGCCCATTCGTCGGGGCCGATCTGGATCGCGATCTGGGCGCGGGTGCTCATCTGCCTGCCTCACGCCTGAACGCCGGGAAGCGTGGCGACATGGCTGCAAGTGGTGGTGTTCGTCATGGCTTGTTCCTTTCAGCGGCAGGCAGTGGCGGCGGCCAGCGTGGCCTTGGCACCGGCGATCCGCCCGGCCTCGTAGGCGGCCTCGAGGGCCGCCCGCATCGCCCAGACCGCCACATCGTGGAAATCCAGCCGGTCGCTGTTCCGGGTCTCCAGCGTCTCGATGAAGAAATGCTTCGCGGCGATCTCGAGGATCAGGGCTTCGGGGGCAGCGGGCGTGGGTTTGGTCGCTTCGGTCATGGCTCGGTCTCTCCGGGTGAGTTGCATCGTTTTTCCTGAACCCAGAGTCGCTCTGTCGCGAAGTGTAATCAACTGAATACCAAGCAATATCATTGCTTTAATCCAGACAGGCGCGACGATGGAGGGGATGAGCGAGCGGGACTATTCCGCGCATTCCGGGCTCTCGCGCGGCGCGATCCAGAAGGCCCGCAAGACCGGGCGGCTGGTGGTCTACGGCGATGGGTCGATCAACGCGGCCGCGTCCGATGTGCGTCGCGCCGACATGACTGATCCTGACCAGCAGCGGCGCAGCACCGGCGGTGACAGCGGGTTCAGCGGTCCAGTAGACAGTTCGTCCTATCTTAAGGCCCGAACCGCGCTGACGGTCTACCAGGCACAGGAGCGCCAGTTGGCGATCCAGAAGAAGAAGGGCGCGCTGGTCGAACGGGCGCGGGCAGAGGCGCTGGTCTTCCGCCTCGCGCGGCAGGAGCGCGATGTCTGGGTGACCTGGCCCGCCCGGGTGGCGGCCTTGATCGCGGCCGAGGTGGCCGCGGAGGTGGAAAAGCAATCCGGACAGCCGGTGCGACCGGAGCGACCGGTGATCATCGAGGCCGCGATCCTGCAGAGGGTGCTGGAAACCCATGTCAGAGCGCAACTCGACGCCCTCGCCGATCTCCGGGTTTCCCTCGGGTGACGGGGAGACGGATCACGATCTGGCCGCTGACGATCTGACCGAAGGCCTCGACCTCGATTTCGACGGGGCCGAGGATCTGTTGCGGGTCTGGCGCAACGGCATGCGTCCCGATCCTGACCTGACGGTGTCGGAATGGGCGGACGCGCATCGCTGGCTGTCGTCACGCGCTGCGGCGGAACCGGGGCGGTATCGCACGGCGCGTGCGCCCTACCTGCGCGAGATCATGGATGCGCTGTCGCCCCGCCACCCGGCGCAGCGGATCACCTTCATGAAGGCCGCGCAGGTTGGCGCCACCGAAGCTGGCAACAACTGGATCGGCTTTGTCATCCATCACGCCCCGGGGCCGATGCTGGCCGTGCTGCCCACCGTCGAGATGGCAAAGCGCACCTCACGGGGCCGTCTCGATCCGCTGATTTCTGAGTCCCCGGCGCTGCGCGAACGGGTCAATCCAGCCCGCTCGCGTGACGCGGGCAACTCGATGCTGTCGAAGGAGTTCCCGGGCGGCATCCTGGTCTTGACCGGGGCCAACTCGCCGACCGGCCTGCGCTCAATGCCCGCGCGCTACATCTTTCTCGACGAGGTCGATGCCTATCCGGCCTCGGCCGACGAGGAAGGTGACCCGGTCACGCTGGCCGAGGCGCGGACCACCACCTTCTCGCACCGGCGCAAGGTGTTCATGGTCTCGACGCCGACGATCCGGGGCATCAGCCGGATCGAGCGCGAGTTTGAGGCCTCGGACCAGCGCCGGTACTTCGTGCCCTGCCCGCATTGCGGGGCGATGCAATGGCTGCAATTTGAACGCCTCCGCTGGGAGAAGGGGCGGCCTGACACCGCCGCCTACCATTGCGAGGGCTGTGAGAAGCCCATCGCCGAGCACCACAAGACCGGAATGCTGGAGAAGGGTGAGTGGCGCGCGACGGCGGTGCCCGCCGATCCGCATTCCATCGGCTTTCACCTCTCGGCGCTCTATTCGCCGCTGGGCTGGAAAAGCTGGGCCCAGATCGCACGGGACTGGCTGGCGGCCCAAGGCTCAGAGGAGATGCTGCGCGCCGCGCGCAACACCTTGTTGGGTGAGACATGGGTCGAGTCCGGCGATGCGCCGGAATGGCAGCGGCTGGCCGAGCGCCGTGAAGCCTATGGTGGGGTACAAATCCCGGCTGGCGGGTTGTTCCTGACGGCTGGCGTCGATGTGCAGAAGGACCGGATCGAGGTCGATGTCTGGGCCTGGGGCCGCGGCCTGGAGTCCTGGCTGGTCGATCACATCGTGATCGCCGGTGGCCCGGACGATCCGGCCTGCTGGGACAAGTTGACGGCCCTCCTGGGGCGGACATGGACCTGCGCCAATGGCGCGGTGATGGTGATCGGCAAGCTCGCCATCGACACCGGCTATGAAGCCCCGGCGGTTTACGCCTGGGCGCGCAAGCAGGGCTTCGAACAGGTCGCGCCGATCAAGGGGCTCGAAGGCTTCAACCGCGCCACGCCGGTGTCGGGCCCGACCTTTGTGGATGCGACCATCGGCGGCAGACGTCTGCGCCGGGGCGCGCGGCTCTGGTCGGTGGCCACCGCGACCTTCAAGACCGAAACCTACCGCTTCCTGCGGCTGGAGCGGCCTTCGGATGAAGACCGGGCGCTTGGCGTGCTGGACGCCCCCGGCACCGTGCACCTGCCCGACTGGATCGACACCGAATGGCTGAAGCAGCTGGTGGCCGAACAGCTGGTCACCGTGCGCAACAAGCGCGGCTATGCCCATCCCGAATGGCAGAAGATGCGCGAGCGTAACGAGGCGCTGGACAGCCGCGTCTATGCGCGTGCGGCGGCGTGGATCATGGGCGCTGATCGCTGGGACGAGGCAACCTGGCGGCGGCTCGAGGCGCAGGCCGGGGTCGAAACCAGACCGCCAGTCACCCCGACTGCTGTCGAAGGTGTCGCAATGGAACCAGCAACGCCCACCCCGGCCAAGGCCGGAACAACGACGACGCCACGGCGGAAACGCCGGGCCTACACCCCGAACTTCATGAGGGACTGACATGGATCTGGAACGGATGCGCGCCCTGTTGGCCGCGCTGCAGGAAGCGCGCTACGCGGGCGTCCGCTCGGTCAGCTATGACGGCAAGACCGTCAATTATGGTTCGGACGCGGAACTGGCGAATGCCATCAGCGATCTGGAAACCCGGATCGCGACGGCCACGACCGGTACGCCGCGTCGTCGGCGCTGGGGCAATGTAGCCTCGAAGGGGCTTTGACCAATGGGTTTTGACGCCTTCCGTCAACGACTCGGTTCGATCATTGGCGGCTTCGATGCGGCACAATCCCATCGCCGCCTGCGCGGGTTCCGGGCATCCCGCGCCCATGTGAACACGCTGATCGCCGCCTCGGGCGACACGATCACTGCCCGCGCCCGCTGGCTGGTCCGCAACAATGGTTATGCGGCGAACGCGGTGGAGTCTTTTGCCAGCAATGTCGTCGGCGATGGCATCAAGCCCTCGTCGTCAATTGCCGACGCCGCGCTGAAGGAGCAGCTTCAGGCGGTATGGCTGGCCTGGACCGACGATGCCGATGCCGAGGGGCTGACCGATTTCTACGGGCTTCAGCGCCGGGCGGCCCGTGAGGTGTTCCTGTCGGGCGAGGTCTTCCTCCGCATCCGACCGCGCCGGGCCGAGGACGGTCTGACCGTGCCGCTGCAACTGCAGATGCTTCCCGCCGAAATGCTGCCGCTCGATCTGAACCGCACCCTTCCCGGCGCCGGGCTGATCCGCCAGGGCATCGAGTTCGATCCCATCGGCCGCCGCACCGCGTATCATTTCCTGCGCCGCCACCCCGGCGACATGACCGATCCCGGGCTTTCCGGCGAGACCGTCCGGGTTCCGGCCTCGGAGGTGATCCATGTCCTCGACCCGGTCGAGGCCGGGCAGTTGCGCGGCGTGTCGCGTTTCGCCCCGGCGATCGTGAAGCTCTTCACCCTTGATCTCTATGACGATGCCGAGCTGGAGCGGAAGAAGATCGCGGCGATGTTCGCGATGTTCATCACCTCGCCCGCCCCGGAAACCCCGCTGGAACCGGCCGAGGAGGATCTCGAAGTCGAGCCCGGCCAGGTCGTCCGCCTCGATCCCGGCGAGGATGTCACCACCCCTGCGACGCCAGACTCGGGCGGTACCTATGAGCCCTTCCAGTACCGCACGCTCCTGCAGATCGGTGCCGCGCTGGGCGTGCCCTATGGCTACATGACCGGCGATACCGCGAAGGGCAACTTCTCCAACACCCGGATCGCGCTGGTGGATTTCCGCCGTCGCATCTCGGCCTTCCAGCATTCGGTGATGGTCTTCCAGCTCTGCCGCGCGGTCTGGGCCCGCTGGATGGATGTGGCTGTCCTCTCCGGTGCGCTGGACTTGCCGGGCTACGAGAGCCAGCGGCGGCAATACCAGGCCTGCGCCTGGCTGCCGACCAAATGGGACTGGGTCGATCCGATGAAGGACGCCTCGGCAGAAATCCTGCAGATCGAGGCGGGCCTGAAATCCCGCACGCAAGCCATCTCGGAGCGCGGCTACGACGCCGAACAGGTCGACCGGGAGATCGCCGCCGAGCGCAAACGCGAACGGGCGCTGGGCCTCGACTTCCGCAGGCCCGGCTCGCCCGCGCAGGGGCCGGGCGCGTCGAACAACAGCAGTGGCAGCGATGGCGGTCCGGGAGCCGACCAGCCCAACACCACCGAAGAGGACAGGACGGAGGGCGATGGCCCGGAGACCGCCCCCAAGGAAAACCCATGATGCATCACGCCCAAATCGCCCAGCGCGCCTTCAACACGCCCCTGATGGTCGATCCCGCCAAGGCACTGGCCTTCCTCTCGGGGCTGGGGCCGCGCATCACCGGACGGGAGATTACTTTTGCGGGTATCGAACTGCCCGCCAGTAGTATCGAACATGCGGCCATTCCTGCACGTGCTTCGCTGTTTGGCAATGACCTTGCCCAGCGCCACCAGCGGAACGGTAGCCAACCCTTTGCGGTGGTGGATGGCATCGCGGTGATCGAGATCGCCGGAACGCTGGTGCATCGCGGGGCCTGGATCGGACAGTCCTCCGGCCTGACCTCCTATGAAGGCATTGCCGCACAGATCGACGCGGCGCTGGCCGATCCGGGCGTGCGTGGGATCGCGCTCGACATCGACAGCTTCGGCGGTGAGGTCGCCGGGGCCTTCGATCTGGCGGATCGAATCCGCGCCGCCCGGGCGCAGAAGCCGGTGCGCGCCTTTGTCGCCGAACACGCGCTGTCGGCGGGCTATGTTCTTGCCAGCCAGGCCGACCGCATCATCTTGCCGCGCACGGGGGCGGTGGGCAGCATCGGCGTGGTGGCGCTGCACACCGACATGAGCGGGGCGCTGGACCAAAAGGGCATCGCCGTCACCCTGATCCATGCCGGGGCGCACAAGATCGACGCGAACCCGTATCAGCCTCTTCCGCAAGCCGTGCACGACCAGATGCAACGCGAGTTGGAAGTGGTCCGCTTCCTCTTCGCGGAAACTGTCGCTGCCGGGCGCGGGGACCGGCTGACGCAAGCCGCGGCACTGGCCACCGAAGCCGCCGTGCTCCGCGGGCCCGACGCCATCGCCGCCGGTTTGGCCGATGAAGTTGCTGATCCCGTCACTGCTTTCAATGCCTTCGCCGCCGCCCCGCGCGGCACCAATCCTTCCCCCAGCAGAAAGGGTCAAAAGATGACCACCGCGCAGCCCGACACATCGAACCCGGCCACCGCCGCACCCGTAGCGACCGCATCGGCTGACCCCGTGTCCCCCGCGCCCGAGACGCCCGCAGCACCCGCCAGTCCCGATGCTGCGCCCGCGCCGGTTGCGGCATCGTCGGCGCCCGTTCCGCCAGCGACCCCGACACCAGCGGCGGCCGCCGCCAATGCCGATGCGATCCGCGCAGAAGCGGCCGAGGTGGCACAGGTGTGCGCGCAAGCCGCCCGACTCGGCGTGACCATCGACGCCGCCGATGCTGTCACGCGCGGGTTGAAACCCGAGGCCTTGCGTGCCCGCGTGCTGGCCGATCTCGCCGCCCGCAGCGATGCGGCGGGCATCATCGCCACGGCCCCGGCAGCAGCAGCCGCCGCGAAAGACAGCCCGATCATCGCCGCCGCCAAGAAGGTCGCGACCGACGCAAAGCGCTGACCACCTTGCCCCCAACCCCACTCTGGAGATTGACCCATGCCTGTCCTGACCCAACCGCCCAGCACGGGCGATGTCCTCAAATACGAGGTCAACCCGAACTACACCCGCGAAACCGTGACCCTGCTGGCGGGCTTGCCCTATCCGGTCGGCGCGGTCCTCGGGAAGATCACCGCCAGCGGTAAATACAAGCTGGCGACCAGCGGTGGCACCGATGGGGCGCAGGTCGCCACGGCCGTTCTGCTTTACGCCGTTGATGCCACGCTGGCCGATGCCGTGGGCATCGTCGTCGCGCGCGGCCCCTCGATCATCTCGCGCGCAGCCCTCGCCTATGACGCGACCGTGGATGACGGTGCCAAGATTACCACCAAGCTCGGCCAACTCGCTGCAGTCGGCATTATCGCCCGCGACGGCGTCTGAGCCTTGCCGCCGCGCAGCCTGCGCGGTCGCAGCTTCTCCCTCATTCTTCTCCCACTGATCTCCGGAGCCCCCCATGACCTTGATCCGTAATCCCTTCGACGCTGGTGGCTACTCGCTGGCCGAAATGACGCAGGCCATCAACATCCTGCCCAATCTCTATACCCGCCTCGGCCAGATCGGCCTCTTCCGCTTTGAAGGCGTCACCCAACGCAGCATCGTGATCGAACAGTTCCAGGGCGTCCTCAGCCTGCTGCCCTCGGTGCCGCTGGGCGCCCCGGCAACCGTCGGCACCCGGGAAGGCCGCTCGATGCGGTCCTTCGCGCTGCCCTGGATTCCGCATGACGATGTCATCCTGCCCGGTGACATCCAGGGCCAACCCGCGCTGGGCGTCTCCGATGCCGCCGATCCGCTCGTGGAGGTGATGAACCGCAAGCTGCAGCTGATGCGCCGCAAGCATGCCCAGACCCGGGAATACATGGAGATGAACGCGCTGCGCGGCATCGTGAAGGACGGGGCTGGCACAACGCTCTACAACTACTTCAGTGAATTCGGCCTGACCCAGATCTCTGTCGACTTCGTGCTCGGCACGGCAGGCACCAATGTCCAGGGCAAGGTCCGCGAGGTGCTGCGCGCCATCGAGGACAACCTTCTGGGCGAGAGCATGGTCCGGGCGCATGCCCTCGTCAGCCCCGAATTCTTCGACAAGCTGATCAGCCACCCGAAAACCGAGGATGCCTACAAGTTCTATTCCGCCACCGGCGGCCAGCCGCTGCGCGAAGATGTCCGCCGCGCCTTTCCCTTCGCGGGCATCCTCTTCGAGGAATATACCGGCAGCGCCACGCTCTCGACCGGCACGGCCGAACGCTTCCTGCCTGCGGGCGAAGGGGTCGCCTTTCCGATCGGCACCTTCGACACTTTTACCACCTATGGTGGCCCTGCAAACCTGCTGGAGGCTGCAAACACCATGGGTCTGCCGCTCTATGCCCGCCAGCATCTCGACGAAAAGGGCCGATGGATTGATCTCATGACCGAGGCCTCGATCCTGCCGGTCAACAAGCGGCCGCGTCTTGCAATCCGCCTGCACAGTTCGAACTGACGGCCCTGGCCATGTCAGTGTTCGAGGCAGCGCTGGACCGCATCTTCGGCAACCCGTCGATGGCGGCGGCGGTGTGGATCTCAGCCGCCACCTCCGAGGAACGCCCGATCCGGGTGATCCGCCGCGCCCCGGACCGGATCACCGAATTCGGGGCGGGCCGCTTTGTCAGCGACACCATGATGGTCGATGTGCGCGTATCCGATGTGCCCGATCCCCGAACGGGCGATCTGATCGTCATCGGCACGGATAGCTTCACCATTCAGGGCGAACCCACCCGCGACCGGGAACGCCTGATCTGGTCGCTGGACCTGCGTCCATCATGAAGCTGAAGATCGCCTTCGACCCTGACCTCGTCGCGCTGATGCAGGCCGAAATCGCCGCCGGGGAAAAGGCCGTCTCCGCCGCAATGCGCGAAGCGGGCACCTCCCTGAAATCCGCATGGCGCAGTCAGATCACCGGCGCCGGGCTGGGAACCCGGCTCGGCAATTCGATCCGCCTCGCGACCTATCCGAAGTCAAGCGACAGCCTGAACGCAGCGGCACTGGTCTGGTCCAACGCGCCGGTCATCATCGGCGCCCATGACACGGGGCCGCTGATCCGGTCCAAGGATGGCTTCTGGTTGGCGATCCCCACCCCTGCCGCAGGGAAATCGACCCGCGGCGGGCGCATCACCCCCGGCGAATGGGAACGCCGCACCGGTCTGCGCCTGCGCTTCATCTATCGCCGCAGAGGGCCGAGCCTCCTAGTGGCCGAGGGGCGGTTGAATTCGAAAGGTCGCGCGGTGGCGTCGAAGTCAAAGACCTGCCGTGGCGTGGCGTCCGTGCCGATCTTCCTGCTGGTGCCGCAGGTGCGCTTGCGCAAGCGGCTGGATCTGGCGCGGGATGCCGAGCGGGCGGCGGAGGGCGTGCCGGGGCGGATCGTGGCGAAATGGGTGGAGGGGAAGGTGTGAACACCCATCCCGTCAATAGCCAGCCTCGCGCTGATGCCGAACTGCCAGAACCACTGCAGTTTCGCCGTCCAACCGGTAAAGCGACACATAGCCACTGTCGCCGAAGATGATGAACCACTCGCGGAATTCCGGTTCCATGTCCTCGACTGGCCGCCCAGCGCCCGGTTGATCACGCAGGATGTTCATGCCTTCACGGATGGATTTGGCCGCGCGCCGGGCGGCCTCAGGGTTCTTGTCGGCCAGGAAGCGGTAAAGCCGTTCGACATCCCGCAGCGCGGCGGGCGACCAGATCAGTTGTGGCATTCAGGAGCAGCCGCCTCTTCGCCTGCTTCCAGCTTGGCAAGCCAGGCATCGGCTTCGTCATGCGTGACGTGTTTGCCTGTCGCCTGAAACTCTTCCCAAGCTTGAAGCCCGGCCTGGCGAAACGCCTCACGCTTCTCTTCGCGCTCGACGAATTGCGCAACGGCCTCGCGCAGCATCCAGTGGGTGGATCGGTCCTTGGCATCCGCCAACCGCTTGAGGCGGTCGCGGGTATCCTGATCCAGCTTCACGGCAATGGGGCGGGCAGCGTTCATACGGGCGACTCCGGGCGAGTATTCACGGGTATTACCTTTAGCATATCGACCGCCGCCGCAGAAGTCACAATTGAACCAAAGGCCGTGAAATGCCCACCACCCGCGAAACCGTCCTCACCGCGCTGCACGCGCGGCTCCTGCCACTTGCCGCCCTCACCTTGCGTGACGAGGTTCTGCCCGAGCGGATCCCGGCGGCGGGGCTGATCATCCTGCGCGACGGCCAGCCGGGCGAGCCGGAGGTCACCCTGTCGCCCCTGCTCTATCACTTTCAGCACCGCGCCGAACTGGAAGTCGTGGTCCAGGCGGGCACCGGCCGCGCCAGCGCCTTTGACGAGTTGATCGCGGCCATCGGCGCCGCACTGGAGGCCGACCGGACGCTGGGCGGCCTTTGCGACTGGGTCGAACCCGAGGCCCCGGCCTCGGTCGATCTGCCCATCGAGGGTGCCGCGGCGCTGAAGGCGGCGATCATCACCGTCGTGCTGCACTACACCACCACCGGCCCGCTGGCCTGATCACCCACACATAAAGGAGACCCCCATGGCACGTGCGCAAGGCGCGCGGGCGCAGATGGCGCTTGCGTATGAGACGGTTTACGGCACCCCGCCGGTCAGTGGGTTCCGCTTGATGCCCTTTGCCCGGACCACGCTCGGGTCTGAGCAGCCGCTGCTGGAGTCCGAACTTCTGGGCTATGGCCGCGATCCGCTGGCCCCGATCAAGGACGCGGTCACCGCCGACGGCGAGGTGGTGATCCCCATCGATGTGGAAGCGTTCGGCTATTGGCTGAAGGCGGCCTTCGGCCAGCCCACGACTGCTGGCACCACGCCGAAGACCCACACCTTCCAGTCGGGCAACTGGACGCTGCCCAGCATGTCCATCGAGACGGCCATGCCGGAAGTGCCCCGCTTTGCGATGTATTCCGGCTGCGTTCTGGATCAGCTGTCCTGGCAGATGCAACGCTCCGGCCTGCTGACCGCAACGGCGCGTCTTGTAGCGCAAGGCGAAGCCATCGCCGCCGCGACGGCCGCTGGCACGCCCACCGCGCTGGGCCTGCAGCGTTTCGGCCATTTCAACGGCACAGTAAAGCGCAATGGCACTGCGCTGGGCAACGTCGTCTCGGCCGAAATCACCTATTCCAACAATCTCGACCGCATTGAGACCATCCGGGGCGATGGCCGCATTGATGGGGCCGACCCGACCATGGCAGCACTCACCGGGCGGATCGAGGTGCGGTTTTCCGACAGCACGCTGGTGACGCAAGCCATCGATGGCACGCCTTGCGAGCTGGAGTTCAATTACAGCCTCGGGGCCAATGCCAGTTTCACCTTCACCGCGCATGCCGTCTATCTGCCGATCCCCCGGATCGAAATCGCCGGACCGCAGGGCGTCCAGGCGACGTTCGACTGGCAGGCGGCCAAGGCCACCAGCCCCGCCCGTATGTGCACGGCCGTTCTCGTCAACACCATTGCAGGATACTGATCATGATCCGACTGAACCTGACAGCCACACCCGGATGGCTGAACCTCGCCCCCGGCCTGCGCCTTCTGGTCGGCCCCCTGACCACTGCCTTGATGGTGTCCGCGCGCGCTGATCCGACCATTGAGGCGCTGCCCGAGGGTGCCAGCCAGGAAGCGTTGGCGCTCGCCATGGCCAAGGCCGTGGCCCGGCGCGCCGTGCTGGATTGGGAAGGTGTCGGAGATGAAACGGGCCAAGCCTTGCCCGTCACCCCAGAGGGCGTCGACGCCCTTCTCGAAATCTGGCCCGTCTTCGAGGCCTTCCAGACCATGTACGTCGCCAAGGGCTTGATCCTGGACGCGGAAAAAAACGTCTCCGCGCCCTCGCCGACTGGTCCTTCGGTGGGGGCGACCGGTATTGCGCCGCCTGCCAAGCTTCCTGCCCCGACTGCCCCGCAAGACTGAACCGACCCCAAACGCCGGAAGGCTGGCAGGTCTGGGATCTGGTCGGTCGTCTTGGTGGTCAGCTGCGCGTGATCCCCGGCGCCGTGCTGGGCTGGGACATGGGCGCTGCCCTCGCCATGGCGCAAGCGCTGGGCATCAACCCCCTGATCACCGCCGAACTGCTGCCCGAGATCGAGGCGGTGATGGTACGAAAACTGAACGAACAGATGGCGCAACCGACTGGTGCTGACGTCAACTCTTGATCTTCTCGATCAGGATAACGCCCGGCAGACCCTCGAAATGCGTGTCACAGGTCAGCAGCGTCGCACTCTTTGTCCGGGCGGTGGCGAACATGATGGCATCCGCTGTTGCCAGCTTATGGTCCCGGCACGCCTCGGCGGCGGCAAGGGCAATCTCCGTGTCCAGCGGCATGACCTGACAGACCTGCGTGAAGGCGATCACCTGATCCGCCTTGTCCTCGCCCACCTCGCGTGTGAGCCATTTCGCCAGTTCAAGCTGCACCATGGTTGGAACCAGCCAGTTGGCCTGTTCAGGCAGATGTTCGGCCACTTTCTCTCCGGTGGGCGATCCGATCAGCCATTCGATCCATGCCGATGTGTCGACGAGGACCATCAAAACCGATCCGCTCGGTCACGATAATCCGTGGTGGATGCGTCGCGCGCGAGGCCCTTCAACGCCTCTCGCTTCGGGACAGGGACCAGCAAAACCCCTGTGCCCTTCGGGATGAAGGCAAAGGTCAACCCGGCCTCCCAGGCTTGCGCGCTCCGGATCGCCTTGGGGATCGAGATCTGGAACTTCGATGACAGGGTAGCGGTCTCGGACATGATCATACGCCTCCATGATCGATACGAATAACGTAAGACGCCGTAACGGCAAAATCAAGGAAACTCAGGAATGGCCGAAAAGCGTGTGTCCGTCCGCCTCGTGGCGGAAGGCGGCCGCCAAGTGCGAGCCGAGTTGGAAGGCATCGGCGATGCGGGAGCGCGGGGCTTTGGCCGCCTCTCGACCGAAATGGAGCTGGCCAACACCCGGCTTGCCAGCTTCGCCCGCAAGGCCGGGATCGCGCTGGCGGCGGTCACGGTGGCTGCAGCGGCGGCTGGCGTGGCGATGGTGCGGTCGGGCCTTGAGACCATCGGTGCTCAAGCCGACATGGCGGCGTCACTGAAGACCACGGTCGAAAGCCTGCAAGTGCTGACATGGGCGGGTGAGTTGGCCGGGGTTTCCATGGGCGAGGTCGAACAGGCCACGAAGAAGCTGACCACACGGTTGTCGGAAGCGGCAGCAGGATCCGGATCGGCCGTCGGTGCGCTGGAACGGTTGAACCTGACCGCAGCCGAGTTGCAGGCCCTGCCCCTCGACCAGCGCATCGTCGCCATTCAGGACGCCCTGAACCGCTTTGTGCCGGAAGCGGAGCGGGCCGCCGTCGCTTCCGACCTCTTTGGCGACAAGGCGGCGCTGGCATTCCTTCGCATCGATCCGGCCACCCTGCGCGAAGCGGCTCAGGATGTGCGCGATTTCGGGGTGGCCGTAAGCGCCAGCGATGCAGCCCAGATCGAACGCACCGGCGATGCCATCGCCAAGCTGAGCCTGATCTGGCTCGGGTTGACCAACCAGCTGACCGCAGCAGTTGCCCCGGCGCTGGAATCGGTAGCCAACACGCTGGCCGACATGGCGCGCAGCACCGGGCCGATTGGCATCGCGATCAACGCCCTTTTCGATAACATCGGTCGCCTGACCACCTACGCTGCCACCTTTGCCACGCTGATGGCCGGGCGCTGGGTGGCGGGGCTGGCGGCGGCGGTCTTGTCCGTTCGCGGCCTTGCAACCGGATTGGTGATCCTGCGCGGCGCGTTGATCCGCACTGGCATCGGCGCGCTGATCGTTGGCGCTGGCGAGTTGGTGTTCCAGTTCACCCGCCTCGTCGCAGGCGCGGGCGGGTTTGGCGCGGCAATTGGCCTTTTGAAGGATCTGGCGCTGGAAGTCTGGGACCGCATCGGTTTGGGCGCTGCTTCCGCCTGGTCGAAGATCGAGGCGAGCTGGGCCGGGCTGCAAGCCACCATCTATGGCGCGATGCAGTCGTCCGTTGAGGCCGTGACCAGCTTTGGCAATTCGGCAGCGGGCATCTTCAAGGGCGCCTATGATGCGGTGAAGGCAATCTGGGGCCAGCTGCCCGGTGCGATTGGGGATTTCGCATTCCAGGCCGCCAACGGATTGATCGGCGGTGTCGAGGCCATGCTGAACGGCGTCGTCACCCGGATCAACAATTTCATCAACGGGTTGAACGCCGCGCTGGACCTGCTTCCCGATTGGGCCGTCGGCGAAGGCGGTGTACGGATCGGCACGCTGGACCCCGTGGCGCTGGGCCGGATCGACAATCCCTTCGCGGGATCAGCCGCCGCTGCCGGTACCGCTGCCGCCGAAGCCTTTTCTGCCGCAATGGCGCAAACTTATGTCACCGCGCCTGATCTCGGGCTGACCGGCATGGCCGAAGAGGCGAGCGCCCGGGCAGAGGCCTATCGCGAGGCTTCCGGCATGTTGGCCGATGCCGCTGGCCGCCCGATGCAAAGCTGGCAAGCGCTGAAGGACGCGGTTGCCGGTGCCGGAACTGAAGGCGAAGCCGCCCTGGACGGGGCCGCAGATGCCGCCGACCAACTGGGCGAGTCGATGACAGAGGCTGGCCGTGCTGCCGGTGGGGCCGGTGCATCTGCTGCGGCGGGTGCCGAAGTGGCGAAGACCGGATGGGAGGCGGCCGTGGCCACGCTCGCCGATTATGCTGCCAAGGCGCGCGACATTGGTGGCGACATCGGCAATGCGCTGGTCAGCGCTTTCACTTCGGCCGAAAACGCCGTGGGCGAGTTCGTCAAAACCGGCAAGCTGGATTTCCGCGACCTCGTCACCTCGATGATCGCCGACCTCGCGAAACTGGCGGCACGCCGGTTCATCCTCGGCCCCATCGCCAACGCCCTCTCCGGTGCGCTTGGCGGCGCGGGTGGCATCTTCGCCAATATCCTGCATGCGGGTGGGATGGTCGGATCGCCGGGCACGGGCCGCATGGTCCCGGCCTTGGCCTTCGCCGGTGCCCCGCGCATGCATTCCGGTGGTTGGGCCGGGATCAAGCCAGACGAAGTGCCCGCGATCCTGCAACGCGGAGAACGGGTGTTGTCGCGCCGTGAAGCCGCTGGCTACGGCCAAGGGCAGTCCCCTGCGCCTGCCGTCAACGTCACCATCAATGCGCGTGACGCAGAGAGCTTCCGGCAATCCCGCACGCAGGTCGCCGCCGACATTGCCCGCGCTGTGTCGCTAGGGCGGAGGGGCATGTGAGTGCGCCCCCGCAAGTGGGAACCGGTTGCGGGGACCAGAGCACGAACAATGGAGAATATTGATGGCGTTTCACGAGGTGCGTTTCCCTGACAACATCAGCCGTGGCGCGCGCGGTGGACCAGAACGGCGCACGCAGATCGTGGAACTGGCTTCGGGCGACGAAGAGCGCAACGCCAGCTGGGCCAATTCGCGCCGCCGCTATGATGTCGCCTATGGGATCCGCCGTGCAGACGATCTGGCGGCGGTCGTGGCCTTCTTCGAGGCGCGGAACGGGCGATTGCACGGCTTCCGCTACAAGGATTGGGCCGACTACAAATCTGCCTTGCCGTCGCAGGCGGTAGCCGCCACCGATCAGCCCATCGGCACCGGCAATGGCGCTGTCACTAGTTTCGCCCTGTTGAAACGCTACACTTCCGGGGCGCAAAGCTGGACCCGCGCCATCGCCAAGCCGGTCGCGGGAACCGTCCGTCTCGCCCTGAACGGGGTCGAGCAGATGGCAGGCTGGAGTGTCGATCTCGCCACCGGCGGCATCACCTTCGCCGCGGCCCCGGGCGCGGACGTCGCGATCACAGCGGGCTTCGAATTCGACGTCCCCGTCCGCTTCGACAGCGACACGCTCGACGTGACCCTCGATTTTGAGCGGCTCGGGTCAATCACCTCAATCCCCCTGCTGGAGATCCGCAGATGAAATCCCTCTCCCCCGCGCTGCAGGCCCATCTCGACGAGGGCACCACCACGCTCGCCTGGTGCTGGCGGATTTCGCGAGCCGATGGCGTGGCGCTGGGCTTCACCGATCATGATCGCGCATTGGCTTTTGACGGCACTGACTTTGAACCGGAGAGCGGGTTTGCCGCCTCGGAAATCCGTGCTGGCTCCGATCTCGCCGTCGACGCGCAGGATGCCACCGGCGCGCTGACTTCGGATCGCATCACCGAAACCGACATCATCGACGGCCGCTGGGACAATGCGGCGGTCGAACTGTGGCGGGTGAACTGGGCGGACACAAGCCAGCGCGTGCTTTTGCGCCGGGGTGCGGTGGGGCAAATCCGACGCGGGCGCATGGCGTTTGTCGCGGAGGTGCGCAGTCTTGCCCATTTCCTCGGCCAGACGGTCGGGCGGACGTTTCAGGCGGGATGCGACGCTGTACTTGGCGATGTGCGCTGCGGCATCGATCTGGAAAACGCGATCTACAAGGGCACGGGCATCGTCACCGATCTCCTACGCGACCGAGCGTTCATGGCCTCGGGGCTGTCCGGGTTTGATGCGGGCTGGTTCACGTCTGGCACCTTGACCTGGACCAGCGGCGCGAACGTAGCGCGCATCACCGAAGTGCTGGCGCATGGGCTGGATGGAAGCATCGCCAGCCTGACCCTGCTGGAAGCGCCAGTGCGCGCCATCGCCGAGGGCGACAGCTTCATCGCGTGGGCGGGCTGTGACAAGCGCATCGCGACCTGCGGCGCGAGGTTTGCCAATACGGTGAATTTCCGCGGCTTCCCGCACATCCCCGGCCAAGACGCGGTGCTGCGCTATGCCAGCCAGGACGGCGGCCATGAAGGAAACGTGCTGTGACAGCTGCCAATGATGCACTGGTCATTGCTACTGCCCGCAGTTGGCTTGGCACGCCCTATCACGATCAGGCGAGCCTGCGCGGGATCGGCTGCGATTGCCTCGGCCTCGCGCGTGGTGTCTGGCGCGAGGTTGTCGGCGACGAGCCATTTCCCATTCCCCCTTACAGCCGGGATTGGGGCGAGACCGGTCCGCGCGAGGTGCTGGCGGAAGGCGCGCGCCAGATGATGCCGGAAATCACGCCCACCGAGGTTCGGCCCGGCACGCTGATCCTGTTTCGCATGGCCCCGCGCGCCATCGCCAAGCATGTCGGGATCCTGACGGCACCTGACCGTTTCATCCACGCCTATGAACGGCTGGGCGTCGTCGAGGAAGTCCTCACCCCGATTTGGCAGCGGCGGATCGCTTTCGCCTTCCTGTTCCCACAAGACTGAGACCCCACACATGGCAACACTTGTTCTCGGCGCCGTCGGCTCCGCGATTGGCGGTGCATTTGGCGGAGCCATCCTCGGCTTTTCTGGTGCGGCAATCGGTGGCTTCATCGGCTCCACAATCGGGTCGGTGGTCGACAACTGGATTGTGTCGTCCCTCGCCCCGGCCCAACGCATCGAGGGCGCGCGGCTGGACAGCTTGCGCATCACGTCCTCGACTGAAGGGGCGGTGATCCCGCGCCTGTTCGGCCGGATGCGCATCGGCGGCAACATCATCTGGGCCACGGATTTCCGCGAAGAGGTCAACACAACTAGCCAGGGGGGTGGCAAAGGCAGCGGACCGAAGGTCACCACGACCGAGTATCTCTACTTCGCGTCCTTCGCTGTCGCGCTCTGCGAAGGCGAAATCACTGGCATTGGTCGGGTCTGGGCCGATGGCAAGGCGATGGACCTGACGGGGGTCACCTGGCGCTGGTATCCGGGCGACGAGGTGCAGGCGCCCGATCCGTTCATTTCCGCCAAGATGGGCGCGGCCAACACCCCGGCCTATCGCGGCACCGCCTATGTCGTGTTCGAGGAACTCGACCTCAGCGCCTTCGGCAACCGCCTGCCGCAGATCAGCTTCGAGGTGTTCCGCCCGCTGGCCGATCCCGGCACCGCCGAAGGGCTGGTGAAGGCCGTGACGATGATCCCGGCATCGGGCGAATTCACCTATGCGACCGCCCCGGTCAAGAAGACCACCGGTTCTGGCGGCGCGACCGTGGCCGAAAACCTGAACGCGATCACCGACACCGCCGACATCGTGGTGGCGCTGGACCGGCTGCAATCTCTGGCCCCCGCAGTGGAAAGCGTGAGCCTCGTGGTGGCATGGTTCGGTGATGACCTGCGCGCCGGGAACTGCAAGGTTCGCCCCGGCGTAGAGGTGGCCACCAAGACCACGACGCCATCGTCTTGGTCCGTGAACGGTGTCGCACGTGCAGAAGCGTTTCTGGTGAGCCGCGACGCAGAAGACCGCCCGGTCTATGGCGGCACGCCTGCGGATTTCGCGGTTGTGCAGGCGATCCACGAAATGAAGGCGCGCGGGCTGCGGGTCACATTCTATCCCTTTCTGCTGCTGGACGTGCCACCCGGCAATACCAAGCCCAATCCCTACAGCGCCAATTCCGCCACCGCTGGCCAGCCCACATTCCCCTGGCGCGGCCGGATCACTTGTTCCCCGGCGGCTGGCTTTGCGGGTTCGGTGGACAAGACCGCCACCGCTGCCACGCAGGTATCGGCGCTCTTTGGCACGGCGACACCGGCGAATTTCAGCGTGTCGGGCACCACTGTCGGCTGGACCGGCCCGGTCGGGGAGTGGGGCTTGCGCCGAATGATCCTGCACTATGCGCATCTCTGCAAAGCGGCCGGGGGCGTCGACGCCTTTCTCGTCGGCTCGGAAATGCCCGGCCTGACCACAATCCGCTCGGGCGCCAGCACCTATCCTGCCGTCGCTGCCTTCAAGAGCCTCGCCGCCGATGTGCGCGCGATCCTCGGCGCTGGGCCCAAGATCGGCTATGCCGCCGACTGGTCGGAATACTTTGGTCACCACCCTGCCGATGGGTCGGGCGACGTGTATTTCCACCTCGACCCGCTCTGGTCGGACGCCAACACCAACTTCATCGGCATCGATAACTACATGCCGCTGTCGGATTGGCGTGACGGGTTCGATCATGCCGATGCAGCACTTGCGCCTGCGATCTATGACCGCGCCTATCTGCAATCCAACATCACCGGCGGCGAGGGGTTTGACTGGTTCTATGCCAGCGCCCTTGATCGTACCGAGCAAAACCGCACGCCGATCACGGACGGTGGTGTCGGCAAACCATGGGTCTACCGCTTCAAGGATTTGCGCGCCTGGTGGCAAAACCCGCATTTCAACCGACCCAGCGGAGTCGAAAGCGGGACGCCGACGGCATGGGTGCCGCAGTCGAAGCCGATCTGGTTCACCGAACTCGGCTGCCCGGCCATCGACCGGGGCACCAACCAGCCCAATGTCTTCTTCGACCCAAAATCGTCAGAGAGCTTCACGCCCTGGTTCTCGCGCGGCTGGCGCGATGATGCGATCCAGCGCGCCTATCTGGAGGCGACTTGTCTGTTTTGGGGCACCCCGGCGAACAATCCGGTGTCCTCGGTCAATGGCGCGCGCATGGTGCACGTCCCGGAATGCGCCGCCTGGACCTGGGATGCACGGCCCTATCCGTTCTTCCCCGAACTGACCGATGTCTGGACCGACGGCCCGAACTGGCGGCTCGGGCATTGGCTGACCGGGCGGCTGGGCGCGGTGTCGCTGGCGGCATTGGTGCGCCATCTCTGCCTGCGTGCCGGAATGCCCGAGGAATTGATCGACGTCTCCGGCCTCTGGGGCGCGGTCGAGGGCTATGTGATCTCGGCGCTGGAGGCCCCGCGCGCCTCGATTTCCACACTGGCCCGGCATTTCGGCTTCGATGCGGTCGAGAGCGAGGGGCGGATCAAGTTCCTGATGCGCGGCCGCATTGCCGGTCTGACCATTACGCCCGACAGCATGGTCGCACCAGCCTCAGCGCAGGGCGACGTGATGGAACTGACCCGCGCGCAGGAAACCGAACTGCCGCAGGCGCTGAAATGGCAGGTCGCACGCGCCGACGAGGATTATGACGCGGCACAGGTCGAGGCGCGCCGCATCACCGTCGACACCACCCGCATCGCCTCGGAAAGCTTCCCGATGGCGATCCCGCCAGAGGAGGCCGAACGCCGCTGCCGTCGTGCGCTGATGGAGGCATGGGTTGGGCGGGAAAGTGCGGTGTTCCGTCTGCCGCCCTCACGTCTGGCGCTGGATCCCTGCGATGTGATCCTGCTCGACCACGACGGCCGCCTGACAGAAATGCGGCTGGTGTCCATCGCCGACTCCGACCTGCGCAGCATTGATGCGGTGCGGCAGGACCGGGCGGTCTATGATCTCCCGCCGGGAGAACCGCGCCCGGCCACGCTGTCGACGCCCACAGTGTTCGGCGCGCCCGACATCGTGCTGCTGGATTTGCCACAGCTGCGCGAGGACCAGCCCGCGCACCGGCCCGTTGTCGCAGCCCATGCCAAACCATGGCCGGGTGAGCTTGCGGTCTACCGTAGCGCAGCGACAGACGGCTTTACCCTGCTGACGACCTTCAGCTCACGGGCGCGCATTGGCGTTCTGGCGGCAGATTTCTTTGCTGGGCCAGTGTCACGTTTCGATCTCGGCAATCCGCTGGTGGTCGATCTCTATTCCGGCACGCTGGAAAGTGTCACGGATATCAGCCTGCTGGGTGGTTCCAACGCGCTGGCCGTTGAGACCGGCGCTGGGCAATGGGAAATTGTCCAGGCGGGCACGGCCGAACTGATCGCGCCGAGACGGTACCGGCTGACTCGATTGCTGCGGGGCCAGCGCGGAACAGAAGGGGCCATCGTCAGCGTGGTGCCGACCGGCGCGCGGGTGGTCGTGCTGGATACGGCCATGGCCCCCTTGCCGGTCTCCGAAGCCGACCTTGGCTTGCCATGGAACTGGCGCATCGGACCGGCATCAAAACCGGTCAGCGACGAGACCTTTGTTGCCACCAGTTTCACGCCCGAGGGCGCTGGGCTGCGGCCGTTTTCGGTCGGCCATGTCGAACAGCCGTGGCGCATCGCTCGCAGCCCGGGCGATCTGACGATCCGCTGGACGCGCCGGTCGCGATCCCTTGCCGCCGACACCTGGGGCGCGGGCGATGTGCCGTTGGCCGAGGACAGTGAAGCCTACGAGGTGGAAATCTGTGATGGCGGGGCCGTCAAACGCACACTGACCACCACGACGACCTCTGCCCTCTACACCGCCGCCCAGCAGGCTGCCGATTGGGGCGCACCCTTCGGCCCCGGCCAATCCCTCGTCCTCCGCATCTACCAGCTCTCCGCCCTGATCGGCCGGGGCGCTGGGCGATCTGTCACGCTAACCTTCTGAAAGCAGGATCATGTCCGACATCACCACCCATCTCCTGCTGCCCTACATCCTGGCATCGCAGGCGCAGAAGCATGTCACCCACAACGAGGCGCTACGGCTGCTGGATGCCATGGTCCAGCTGTCGGTCCTCGACCGAACACGCACCGCCCCACCCGTCAGCCCGACCGACGGCGACCGGCATATCGTGGCCTCGGGCGCGAGCGGACTGTGGGTCGGCTGGGATCTGAACGTCGCCTCCTGGGTCGACGGGATCTGGATGCGGCTGGTCCCGCGCCCGGGCTGGCTGGCGTGGATCGCAGACGAGGCGGCCTTTGTGGTCTGGAACGGCAGCGCCTGGGATCCGGTTGGCGAACCGGTGGATGTGTCGGATGCAGTGTTCAGCCTGGTGAACGGCGCCGATCCGACCAAGAAGGCGCTGTTCTCACTATCAGGCATCACCACCGGCACGACCCGCACTTTCACGCTGCCGAACACCTCCAGCGAGTTGGCGATCCTTGCAGGCACGCAGACCTTCAGCGGCAACAAGACCTTCTCCGGTACCGTCACCGCCTCGGGCACCGTCACAGTTTCGGCGGCTGCGGCAACCATCGGCACGGCGACGACGACGGCGACCTATGGGATGGGAACAGGGGCCACAACCACCAGCATCACCAAGACCTTGAACCTCGGCACTGGCGGGGGGTCCGGGTCGACCACGGTGGTGAACATCGGGTCTACCACCGCTGGCGCGGGCGGGATGACCGTGGTGAACACGCCGACTGTCACCTTTGCAAATGCGGTGACGCAGGTCGGCATGCCTCAGGCAAACCTGACTGCGCAGCTGCTCGGCCTCGGTGGCGCAACCGCCGACAGCTACAACCGTCTGTCGATGAACACGCCCGCCGTGCTCTTGAACAACGCCGGGGCCGGGATCGAGGCGACCGTCAACAAGGCAGCTATCGGGAACGATGCGGCCTTCGCCTTCAAGACCGGATTTTCGGCACGGGCCCTCTTCGGGCTGCTCGGCAGCGATGATGTCACGCTGAAGGTCAGCCCGGATGGCGCGAGCTATTTCGACGCGCTGATCGCCGACCGCGCCACCGGCCGGATCAGTTTCCCCGCAGGTGTCGCGCTTGCCGGGCTTGCGGCCGATCCGGCCTCGCCCGCCGATGGCTGGCTCTGGCACAATGCAAGCACCGACCAATTGCGCGCCCGGATCGGAGGCATGACCCGCATCCTCGCCGATCAGGATGTACCCTGGCTCGCCCCGGCCGCCGGTGACTATGCCCTCAGCACCACCGGCGCGGGTGGGGCCGCCACCGGCACATTGGCAGGTGCCGCGAACCGGATGGATATCTTCCCCTTCATCCCGCGCGACGACCTCACCCTCGACCGCCTCGCCGTGAACGTCACCACGCTGATTGCCGGGGCGCTGGGCAAGATCGTCGTCTACAGTTCGGACGCGACCGGCCGACCGGGGACCCTGCTCCTCGAGACCGTCGATCTCGATTTCTCCACCGCTGGGGTCAAAGCGGCGACCGTGGCCCTCACCCTGCGCCGCGGCATCACCTGCTGGCTCGGCATCCGGCACTCCTCCACCGCCACGCTTTCGGCCTGGGCCGCGACCGCGACGCCGGACCTGAACGGCGGGTCGCCGGTCACCACCGCGCGCAAGGTGCTGCGCCGCACGCTGGCCTATGCCACCGCCGCCCCGGCCTCCTGGGGTTACCTCGCCTCGGAGACCAACGCGGGCCCCGGCACGGCGATCTGGCTGCGGGCCGCCTGACGAACATCATCGGATTTTGAAAGGAACCCGCCCATGGCCGACACCACCGACCGCGGCATCACCATCAACCGGACGCTGGCCTGGACCATGCTGGTCTCGGTCGCCGGGCTGATCTGGTGGGGCGGAGGCACGCTCGCTTCCCTCCAAGGTGCGGCCGAGCGCCTGACCGCCGCCCTGATGGAGACCCGCGAGATGATCCTCGCCGAACGCGCCAGTTCCACCCAGCTCGAGGCGCGCGTCCGGGTTCTCGAGACCGGCGCCGCCCGCCAGGACGTGCGGTTCGACGCGCTCTCCGCCTCGATCGACGAGCTGAAGCAGCAGGCCCGCCAGACCAACGATCTGCTCCGGGACCTGACCCAGCGACCGTAGCGGACGCAGCAGCCTCTACCGATCCACCCACACCCGCCGCTGGCGGGTTTTTTCATGCGCCGCCCTGGGGCGAAAGGAGCCTTCCAATGACCACCGACACCACCGAACCGATCCGCGACATGCAGCGCGCGCTGGAAACCCTCGGCCACTCTCCCGGCGCCATCGACGGGCTCTGGGGCCTGCGCACCGCCCGCGCCCTGAAATCCCTGCTCGCCGCCAACGGCCGCGCGGCCTCCCTGGTTCCGCCCGGTCCCCTGCCCTGGATCACCGAGGCCAAATCCGCGCTCGGTCGCCATGAGGCCCGCGACCGCTCCTGGCTGATGGACTGGCTGAAGCGCGATGGCCGCAGCCTCGGCGATCCTTCGAAGAACCCGTGGTGCGGCGATTTCGTGGAAACCTGCATCCGCGTCGCCCTGCCCGACGAACCGCTGCTCGGGGCGCTGGGCGCCAACCCGTACTGGGCGCGGAACTGGCTGATGTTCGGGCAGGAGGTGACCCCGATCCCCGGCGCCGTGCTGGTCTTCGAACGCGGCTCCGGTGGCCATGTCGGCTTCGCCGTTGGTCAGGATGATACGCATTTCTACGTCCTCGGCGGCAATCAGTCTGATGCCGTCACCATCGCCCGCATCGCCAAAACCCGCCTCCTCGGCGCGCGCTGGCCTGCGACGGTTCCTCCGCGCGCCCAGCGCCTGCCGACAATGAAGCGCGGCGAATACCTCACCACCGCCAATGAAGCCTGAAAAGGAGACTTCCCCATGCTGAAACCTGCCATCCTGGCACTCCTGCGCCAGATCCTGACCGTCGCGGGCACTGCGCTCGTCGCCAAAGGCTACATCCAGGCCTCCGACGTCGAGCCGGTGATCGGGGCGCTCATGACCATCGGGTCGGTGGTCTGGTCCGTCGCCGACAAGCGGGGCCGCTGACAAGCCAAGGAGTTAAGAATGCGCAATCAAAAGTTCGATGGCTTGCCACGCGGGCCGCCCGCCAGCCCCAAAAGGCTGCAAGCAATCGGTCCTGGCCGATCAACCATTTTTAGTGATTGGGCCTTATGTCACTGCCTCGACGTTCAGCCACTCCATGAATGCTCGTGCCCCTTCCTGCAGTTTTCGGTCTGTTGGGACATGCACACAAAGTGCGTCGGGAGACTCCACGGACAGTCTGGAAACCGAAACCAGACGACCATCCAGCATGGGCAGGCGAACTGCAAAGCTCCACCCAAGGACCAGGCCCATTCCCTGCATCGCGGCGTCCACAGCGTTATTGTAAGTCCCAAATGAAAGTCGAGTTGGGTATCGTGGACTTGAACCATGCTTGTCCAGGAATCCGGGCCAGTCCATCCAATCGAAACCACGTTGGTCGAAGTGGATCAACTCAGCATCGGAAATGTCATCCACATGCCAAGGTCTTGGCTTGCGGGCAGCATAAGAAGGGCTGCAGACTGCGTGAATTCTGTCAGTTGCAAGGACTTTCGACTGTAGCCGGGTGCCAGCGACCTGCCCGTAGGCGACTGCAAGATCGAATTCGTCTCCTTCGGTCGGGTTGGTCGAGGTGAGGATGCGCAGTTGCAGGTCGGGATGCGCATTCTGAAATCGGGAAAGCCGTGGCATCAGCCAATGGGCTGCCAGACAGAATTCGACAGCAATCGTAACGATCGCCTGACCTTTGCGAAGTGAGGTTGCCGCTTTTCCGATGCGGTTCAACGCGGGATTCACCTCTTCGGCAAATCGCCTTCCGGCGGTGGTCAGCACGACATCGTGGCGCCGCCGCTCAAAAAGTGCGTGGCCCAGATGCTCCTCCAAAGAGCGTATCTGACGGCTGACTGCGGCCTGCGTCAGGTTCAGCTCGGCTGCGGCCCGGGTGAAGCTGCCATGATGACACGCAGCCTCGAAGGCGGCCAGCGTACCCAGTGGCGGCAGGCGATTGCGGAGGTTAGGTATTCTCAT